ACAAGGTGGACAAGTGGAATATTGGGGACGCCCGTGATTTATCGTGGGCGGTTGGCGTTGATGCAATTTGCACATCTCCAACTTATGGCAACCGAATGGCTGATTCTCACAACGCAAAAGATTCTTCTCGCAGGATCACATACACCCATTACATAGGAAGAAAACTCACGGATGGCAATTCTGGCGCAATGCAGTGGGGGGAAAAATACAAAACATTGCATGAAAGTGTGTGGAATGTGTGCTGGAAAATTCTTGCCCAAGATGGGCTGATGATTGTCAATATCTCAAACCACATAAGAAAAGGCTGCGAGGTTGATGTTGTTGGTTGGCATGAAGAGTGTTTGAAGAAAATTGGTTTTGATTTTGTTGACCACATAAAAATTCAAACCCCAAGAATGAAATTTGGCCAAAACTCCGAAAAAAGAATTGCTCACGAAAGCGTCTTGGTTTTTTGCAAACTCAAGGAGAAGAACACATGAAGACCGTAATTGAAATGGCGCGTGAATCAAATTTGATGGACAGTCGGGACGATTGGGGAAGTGTCCCCATTGAGTATGAGGTGGCTATCAATGCCTTTGCCGAGCTTGTTCGTGCTGACGAGCGTGAGGCGTGTGCTCAGATTGCAGAAACGGCTGAACCGTACCAAGCTGCTGATTTGATTCGAGCAAGGAGCAACACATGATACTTACTTCCTCTAAGTTCCTGAGACATATAGCCTGTGATCACTGTGGAAGCACTGACGCTAACAGCCTTTATGATGATGGTCACACACACTGCTTTGCCTGTAACACTACAGAGCATGAGCACGAGAGCGAAGACAGATACGCAGCACGTTACAACATGGCACGTAAGAACGTGACACAAATGAATATTAGTACACCGGGACTTATGAAATCAATCCCTGATCGAGGAATCAGTCAGGCAACCTGTGAGAAATATGGAGTAACAACCGATGGAGACATGCAGTATTATCCTTACTTTAACGGAGATGGAGTTAGAACGGCTGTTAAACAACGCACTGTTTCTACAAAGAAATTCTCCATCTCAGGAGAATTCACAGGAGCAACTCTATTCGGTCAGTCTCTCTTTCACTCAGGAGGAAAGGCTATCACCATCACAGAAGGAGAGCTTGACGCTCTCGCTGCTTTCCAAATGCAAGGATCTCTTTATCCTACAGTGAGTATCAGGAACGGTGCTCAGGCTGCTCTGAAGGACTGTAAAGCCCAATATGAGTGGTTGAATAGCTTTGACTCTGTGGTGATCTGCTTCGATGGTGACGAGCCGGGGAAGAAGGCTGCTAAGGAAGTGGCTGAACTGTTCGGTAACAAAGCCAAGATCATGCAGTACAAGGATGGTTACAAAGATGCTTGTGAGTACCTGATTGCAGGGGCTACTAAGGAGTTCGTTAATGCTTGGTGGAGGGCTGCTCCCTACGTACCTGATGGTATCGTTAACGCTGCTGATCTCTGGGAGGAAATCTCCAAGCCAGAGCCTGTGGCAGAGGCACAGTACCCGTGGAAGGGCTTGAATAAGCTATTGTACGGTATCCGTCCTGCGGAGCTAATCACTGTCACTGCTGGAAGCGGGTTGGGTAAGAGTCAGTTCCTCAGGGAGATTCTGTACAATCTGTTAAAGACTACAAGTTGGAACATTGGTGGGTTGTTCTTGGAAGAGTCAACACGTAAGACAGCACGGAGCATTATGAGCCTCCATGCTAACAAACTGTTACACTTGCCCGATACACCAACAACTGAACAGGAATTGAAGGAGGCATTTGATGCTACTCTTGGAAGCAATCGTATATACCTTTTTGACCATTTCGGTAGCAGTGATGTTGATAACATTAGTAACCGTATTCGATACATGGCTAAAGCGTGTGATTGTAGGGTTATTTTTCTTGATCACATTAGCATTGTTGTATCTGGTCAGGATCTTGGGGATGAGCGAAAAGCTATTGACAATATGATGACCAAGCTACGCACACTTGTACAAGAACTTGACATTACTTTGATCTGTGTAAGCCATCTCAAAAGGCCCACAGGCAACCAAGGTCACGAGGATGGCGGTAGTGTGTCTCTGTCACAGTTGCGAGGCTCAGGTGCTATTGCACAGTTGAGCGATGCAGTGATTACTTTGGAGCGTAACAGCATGGCTGAGAACGAGAATGAGCGTCACTTGACCAAGATTGCAGTGGCTAAGAATCGTTACAATGGCGAGACAGGCCCTGCTTGTAAGTTACAATACAATGGCTATACAGGACGTATGGTTGAAGTTGAGGAGGAAGTGCTATGACAGCATGGCATGGTGGTAAAGGATCATCTAGCCGACCAAGGCAGGTTAGTAACGAGGACTATGCAAACCGATGGGATGCTATCTTCCAGAGAGACAAAGAGGAAGAGCCTGTAGGTAAAGCCTTGGAAGAGGAGCCATTGAAGGATGATGAAAATGATTAGCATCGAACACCTTATCGTAGGTGCAACTGGAGTAGGATACCTGATCGTAGGTGTGCTACAATGGAGCAAGGGAGAGATCTCTAACGGGATGATCTGGACAGGGTACGCCTTTGCTCAGATTGGCCTTTGGCTTAACATTAAATGAGGAAGAAGATCATGCCTGATATTTCAATGTGTAACGACTATTCCTGTCCTCAGTTTGACAAGTGCTATCGAGCACAGGCTAAACCTAATGAATATCGTCAGAGTTACTTTAAAGACTCTCCTCGTGACAAAGATGGTTGTAATTACTTTTGGCCTCTGGAAGAAACAAATGAGAATAGTTCTGGACATAGAAACAAACCTAGCACACGACAAGATTCACCTAGTCGTGACTAAAGACATTGACACTGGAGAAGTACGCAAATGGACAGTAGCAAGCAACCTGCCGGAGTTTTTAAAGGGCGCATCGTTGATAGTCATGCACAACGGCATTTCTTTCGACGCGCCTGTATTGAATCGCTTATGGAAGACGAAGATTCGATTGAATCAAGTGTACGATACGTTGATAGTAAGCAGGCTTCTCGATCCGAGCCGAGAGAATGGACACAGCCTCGAAGCATGGGGACAAACACTAGGCTTTCACAAGATTGATTATGCTAGGGTTTGGACATGGCTTATGGATCGTCCTCAAGCGTATGCTGGTGAGTGCTTTGACAGCCCTCATCACGGGCTTCTTGCTGACTACTGTGTACGTGACGTTGAAGTAACTGCTAAACTGTATCTCAGGCTGGTCAATGACTTCAATGAGAAACAGTTCAGTCTTGAGTCTTTGGAACTTGAACAGAGTGTTGCAGCTATCATCGCTCAACAAGAAAGGAATGGGTTTAAACTTGACCAAATCTACGCAACCTGCTTACTTACTGACATCAAGTCAAAAGTGGCAGGAATATATGAGCGAATGCAACAGAGATGGCCTCCTGTCACTGTTGAACGAATCTCTGACAAGACAGGAAAGAGACTCAAGGATAGCGTGGTTACTTTCAACCCCGGAAGCAGACAACAGATCGGAGAACGACTGAAGGAGCTTGGTTGGAAGCCCAAGGAGTTTACAGAGAACGGACAAGCCAAAGTGGATGAAACCATCTTGTCTAACATCAAGATTCCAGAGGCTCAGGTGATTGCTGAATATCTGATGTTGCAAAAACGTGTAAGTCAGATAGAATCATGGATGGAGGCGGTAGGTAAGGACGGTAGAGTACACGGTAAGGTAATTACCAATGGTGCTGTTACCGGACGGATGACCCATAGCAGTCCTAACATGGCTCAGATCCCCAATGCAGGTTCCATCTACGGGCCTGAGTGCAGGGAATGCTGGACAGTAGAGGATGGTAATGTGTTGGTAGGTTGCGATGCTTCAGGTTTGGAGCTTCGTATGTTGGCTCATTATATGAAGGACAATGATTATGTCAGAACAGTTACAGAAGGAAGTAGCAAAGATGGTACAGACGTACACACAGTCAACCAGCGAGCTGCTGGACTATCTACCAGAGATAACGCTAAAACCTTCATCTATGCCTTTCTCTACGGGGCTGGAGATGCTAAGATTGGAAGCATCGTTGGAGGAACTGCTAAAGTTGGTAAAGAACTCAAATCAAAGTTTCTTAACCAAACACCCTCACTTGCAAGACTCATCGAGCGAGTCGCAAAGCAAGCCTCAAAAGGATGGGTTCCCGGACTTGATGGGAGGCGCATTTGGGTTCGATCCGAGCACTCTGCTCTCAATTCGCTCCTCCAAGGTGCTGGGGCAATAGTAATGAAGAAGGCTCTTGTGTTGTTTGATGACAAGGCAAGACGCAACAAATGGATGGTTAAATATGTGGCAAATGTCCACGATGAGGCACAGCTAGAATGCCCTAAAGATATTGCTGAAGAGGTTGGTAAAGCTTTTAAACAGAGTATAATTGAGGCAGGGGAGCACTACAAGCTTAGATGTCCTTTGGACGGAGAGTACAAAATAGGAAAGAATTGGCGTGAAACCCATTGACATTCTAGGAAAGTAGTGTAGAATATAGGTAAGAAGCGAGTGTGGTGAAACTGGTCAACACAGCAGATTTAAAATCTGCCGCCGTAAGGCTTGCGGGTTCGAGTCCCGCCACTCGCACCAAACACGACAGATCGGAAAGACGGTCACTTTCATAACATTTAAAGGAAATCAAATGGACAACAAACCAGTCAAAATCGCAGGTCAAATCTTCTGGGCTAACTGGATGAAGGAATTCAACACCAAGTTTAACGAAGATAACACTAAGTATGAGTGTACAATCGGTATGCTCTCTGACAAGGCTTGTGAGGCTCTGAAGGAGCAAGGCATCATCATTAAGAACAAAGACACAATGGGTAACTATATTGTAGGTAAGTCTAAGTTTCTGTTCGAGCCTATGGACTCTGAAGGCAATGCTATAGATATTAGCAAGATCGGTAACGGTACTAAGGTGACTGCTTTGGTTGGTTCCTACCGCCACAAGATGTCAGCTAAGTTCGGTGCTGCTCCGTCTATCAGTAAGATCATCGTGACTGACTTGGTTGTCTACGGTGCTGACGCTGAAGCCGAAGAAGATGAATCAGCCATCCTCTGATGGAGTGAAGATTGCCTTAGTTGATGCTGACTTTCTTGTCTACCGTATTGGATTCAGTACGGAGGATGAGCCAGTAGGCATCGCTAAGGCTAGGCTAACGGAGTGGTTAGAGAACTTTATCTATGTTAATCTCAAGGCAGACCATTACTTTGCTTGGATTACAGGTAAATCTAACTACCGCTACGACATTGCCAAGACAGTGCCATACAAAGGCAACCGTAAAGATGTACTCAGACCTAAGCACTACGAAGCCCTACGGAAGCATCTAGTCAAGCGTCACGGTGCTATCGTTACAGTTGGTGAAGAAGCTGATGATACCGTAGCCATTGACTCCACTAAGCTCTTAGATAAGTGTTGGATCGTTCATGTGGATAAGGACTTGGATCAGCTTCAAGGATGGCATTACAACCCTGTCAAAGACGAGAAATACTATGTCAACGCATTCGAGGCTTATAAATCGTTTTGTGTTCAGTTACTTACAGGTGACAGGACGGATAACATTCCCGGCTTATCAGGCATTGGCCCGAAGAAGGCTGAAAAGGCTCTTACAAAGGCGAACACTGAAGAAGAGCTTCTACAAGCTACGTGGAAAAAGTATGAAGAATTGGGATATACGATGGAGTATTTTAAAGAACAAGGGCAACTCCTGTGGCTAAGACGTTATGAAGGACAAATATGGCAACCGCCAAACAAGTTGCAATCAAGTACGGGTTCAGAAGTGGACTCGAAGAAAGAGTAGCTGAACAACTGGATCAGTTAGGGATTGAATACACATACGAGAAGGTAAAGCTTAAATACGTGAAGCCTGCCTCTCAACATGTGTACACACCTGATTTTGTTCTTGCCAATGGTATAATTGTGGAGACTAAAGGACGCTTCCTAGCGCCTGATCGACAGAAGCATATCTTGGTTAAAAGACATAATCCAGAATTGGACATTAGGTTTGTTTTTAGCAACTCTAATGCTCGGATCAGCAAAGCTTCAAAGACAACATATGCAATGTGGTGTCGGAAGCACGGCTATAAATTCGCTGATAAAACTATACCAGAGGAATGGTTAAATGAATGTTGAATTAATTAAAGAGAATGAAGACGGTTCTGCCAGTTACTCTTTTGACTTGACAGTCGAGGAAGCTGAATCTCTGCTTCGACATGGTATCCTAACGGCCATCAAAGCAGGTATTCGTGAGGGTGACAAACTCAAGGTAGAGGGTGAAGATGTCAGCAGTTAAGGTAGTATGGTCAACCCCTGAAGGTGAAGATCTAATTGCTTATATGGCTCGGGTATCAGCACCTGAGAATCAAGGTAACAAAGAGACTGGCCCTAAGCTTGTGAAGTATCTGATCAAGCATAAGCACTGGAGTCCTCTTGAGATGGTGAATGTATGTATGGAGATTGAGACTACACGAGACATTGCTCGGCAGATCCTTCGACATCGTAGCTTCAGCTTCCAAGAGTTCTCTCAGAGGTATGCAGTGGCTCAAAACTTTGAAGTTTCATTTGCACGTTTGCAGGACGATAAGAACAGGCAAAATAGCTTTGATACGGATGACTATGGGTTGCTGTACTGGTGGGAAGGTGCTCAAAATCGTGTGCTTGACGATGCTAAGTTCATGTACGAATCTGCACTTAAGAAAGGCATTGCTAAGGAAGTTGCCCGTAAGTTACTGCCTGAAGGATTGACTATGAGCAAGATGTACATGAACGGTACACTGCGTAGTTGGCTTCACTATGTGGATATTCGTTGTGATGCGGCTACGCAGAAGGAACACCGAGAGGTAGCGGATATGTGCAAGGCTGAGTTGATTAAGTTATTTCCTAACGTGATGGGAGCAATGAATGAATCTAAATGAGTATCAACAACTAGCGTATAAGACAGCGCTAGAGACAGCTAAGAACCCTGCTTATATGGTAGCAAATCTTACCTCTGAAGCTGGCGAGGTATCAGGTAAGTATGCCAAATGGGTTCGAGATGGTTTCTTGGATGAGGCAGGAATGCAAAAGGAAGCTGGTGATGTGCTGTGGCAGATCGCTGGTCTGTGTACAGTGATGGGTTGGAGCTTGGCAGATATTGCCAGTCAGAATCTCAAGAAACTTGCACAACGACAGATTAACAATACCCTGATGGGTGAAGGAGATGAACGATGATTGATGCAGAAGACTTTACAGCATATTCTTTTAAGTACACGGACTGCGAAGGCAAGACCTACAGTGCTTCCTTTGAGCAGCCGGGGCCAACATGGATGGAGGCATTGGATGATTATGTACGCTTCCTTGAATCAGTTTACAAGTATGATATTCGCTCTAAAGTTCGGCTTAAAGAGCCTGCTTATCAGAATCTGGTGAGAGAGGATTGGAGTTATATTGATCCTTGGACAGGAGAGTACTTTGTTGATGATAACGAAGCTGCTACCAATGATCTGTCGGATAAGTAAGCAATGAGAATTTTAGTCATCCCTGACGCTCAAGTCAAAGAAGGAGTTCCTTTGGAGCATCTTGAGTGGGCAGGGAAGGCTATCTGTGACTATCGCCCTGATGTTGTAATTAACATCGGTGACTTTGCAGATATGCCTTCCTTGTCTACCCATGATATTAAAGGATCTAAGTACTTTGAGGGTCTTCGGTACAAGAAAGATGTAGAGGTTGTTAAGGAGGCTATGCAAAAGCTTCTTAAGCCTCTGCGTGATCTTCAGAAGACCCAGAAAGATACCAAGCACAAGATTTATAAGCCTCGGATGATCTTGACTCTGGGTAACCATGAGAATCGTATCAATCGTGCTGTTAACAACAATCCTACACTGGAAGGACTTATCAGTGTCGATGATCTTAACTATGGTAAGGATTGGGAAGTCCATCCTTTCTTACATCCTGTGTTCATTAATGGAGTTGGTTTTAATCATTACTGGCCCGTGGGCGCAATGGGTCGTCCCGCTGGTACTGCTGCTGCTATTATTAGTAAGTTGCACATGAGTTGTGTGGCAGGACATCAACAGGGAAAGCAGATTGCCTACGGTAAACGTGCTGATGGTAAACCTATCTGTGGTATCATTGCTGGTAGTTATTATTTGCACGATGAGGATTACATGGATCAGTTAAGCAATCGTCATTGGCGAGGCTTGGTTGTTCTGAACGATGTCAAGGACGGAGGCTTCGATGAGATGCTTTTGTCCATTGAGTACCTTGAAAGGAAATACAGTGGAAAACAAGTGTAATAGTTGCTTCTATGCTTTGATGGATCGAGATCTGCAAGCACCTTGTATTACTTGCACAGGCTATTCTAACTATGTTAAGGGAACAGTTTATATGACACCAAGCCATGCTTCTAAAACTCTTAAAGAAGCCATTGATGAGTGGTACACAGAAGGTAAGGATCAACTACAGGAAGACTTCTGGTATGATGTGGTAGAGAAGCCTAAGCATTATATGTTGTTTGAGGAAGAAGGTATTGAAGTACGGGATGTCATTGAGAAGCTTGTAGGTAAATTGCCTAAAAACACTAAACCTATGTTCATTGCTGACTATGTACAGATGATGCAATACCTGATGCGCTTCATGGACAAGAATGGTGTTGAGGACTTGAAGAAAGCCAACTGGTATTTGGATAAGCTGATTGACGTATATGAATCTGACGTTTGAAGAGCTTAAAGAGAAACTTCATCGTGTTGATGAGGTCACACTATTGGAACTATTGGAGATCCATAGTGAGGACATTGTTGAGCGCTTTGAAGACTATATTGAAGATAAACAAGAAAAACTACTAAAGGAAATTGAATAATGAGTTTTACTATGACCCCATACAACCACTACATTGCTAAGAGCCGCTATGCACGATTCTTGGATGATAAAGGACGAAGAGAGCACTGGCCTGAGACAGTAGCTCGTTACTTTGACTTCATGGAGAAACACCTGAAGAAGAATCACGACTACACATTGACCTCTGAACTGCGAGATAAGCTTCAGACTGCTGTTACTAACCTTGATGTTGTTCCTTCTATGCGAAGCATCATGACAGCAGGGGATGCTCTGGAGCGACAGAACATTGCAGGTTACAACTGCTCTTATCTGCCTATTGATGATCCCAAAGGCTTTGATGAGGCTATGTATATCCTCTTGTGTGGTACAGGTGTAGGCTTTAGTGTGGAGCAGAAGTATGTTAATAAGTTGCCTGAGATTCCAGAGAAGCTGTATGATAGCAACACTGTGGTTGTCGTTAAAGACTCCAAAGAGGGATGGGCTAAAGCACTGCGTCAGGTTATCTCCTTGCTATATGCTGGAGAAGCGCCTAAGTGGGATGTATCAGCGGTACGGCCTGCTGGAACACGACTCAAGACATTCGGAGGTCGCGCTAGTGGCCCTGAACCATTGGTTGAACTCTTTAAGTATACAGTCAATAAGTTCAAAGGCGCGTCTGGTCGTAAACTTACAAGCCTTGAGGCGCATGACATCCTCTGCAAGATCGGAGAAGTGGTTGTTGTTGGAGGTGTACGCAGATCGGCTATGATCAGCTTGTCTGACCTTGGTGATGATCGCATGGCTCACGCTAAGGCAGGTAACTGGTGGGATGGTAACGGTCAACGTGCTCTGGCTAACAACAGTGCAGTGTATGAAATCAAGCCTGATGTTGGGCAGTTTATGCGTGAATGGAGTAGCATTTATGAGAGTCATTCGGGAGAGCGCGGAATCTTTAATCGCTATGCTTCAGAACTTCAAGTGGCTAAGAGTGGTAGACGAAAACTTAACCAAGAATGGGGTACTAACCCTTGTTCTGAAATTATTCTTCGCCCTTATCAGTTTTGCAATCTTTCCAGTGTTATTGTTCGTAGCGATGATACTCTGGATAGACTTCGGGATAAAGTTACTATGGCAACTATTCTCGGGACTTTTCAATCAACGATGACTAACTTCCCATACCTGCGTAAGGTGTGGCAGACAAACACTGAAGAGGAGCGTTTGTTGGGTGTGTCTATGACAGGTATTATGGATAACTATTTATTGAATGATCCTGATAATATCGAGTTACCTGCTATCTTGGAAAATTTAAAGAATGTTGCTATTAATGTTAACGCTGATTATGCTGACGCTATCGGGATTAATCGTTCTGTCGCTATTACAGCTATCAAGCCTGAAGGAACTGTATCTCAACTCACGAGTACTGCTAGTGGCATTCATCCTCAGCATTCTCAGTACTTTATTCGCCGTGTACGGTCTGATAACAAAGACCCTTTGACTAACTTCCTGAAGTCTCAAGGATTCCCTTCAGAGCCTTGTGTAATGAAGCCTGAGAGTACAACAGTGTTTAGCTTCCCTGTAAAGGTTGCCGAAGGTGCTGTTCTGCGTGAAGACTTGAGTGCTATCCAGCACTTGAAGTTGTGGTTAATGTATCAGCGTCACTACTGTGAGCATAAGCCTTCTGTTACAATCTCTGTGTTGGAGCATGAGTGGCCTGAAGTTGGTGCATGGTGCTGGAAGAACTTTGATGAAATCACAGGTGTAAGCTTCCTGCCTATGGACGGTGGTACGTATCGACAGGCTCCTTATGAGTCCTTTGATGAGAAAGGTTACGAAGAGATGTTAGCGATTATGCCGAAAGGAATTGATTGGGATCAGTTCATCGAGAATACCGACAACGTAGAAGGTGCTCAGACACTGGCCTGTACCGCCAATGGGTGTGAAATCTAAGCATGAAAGTAATTGTCTACACTAAGGATAATTGTCCTGCCTGTGTAGCTCTGAAGGCTCGACTCTCGAAAGAGGGCGAGTCCTTTACAGAGGTTAACATTGGTAAAGACATTACAAGAGAGGCTTTTATGGATAAGTTTCCGATGGTTCGTCAAGTTCCTCACATAGAGTTTATTAAAGAGGTTGATGACTAAAACTATGATTATTATGCGGGTAGTCGAGATGGTTACCTGCATTCACATAATAGCAAACACATGGCGACACTGGAACTAAGGGAGAGTATGGTAACTAAACAAATGAATCGAGCTATTCCAGCAAAGGAACTGACTCCTCGTGAGAAGGTTAATAACAGTTTGAAGCTTAAGCTGGATGACATGACAGTTATCAAGCCTAAGACTGAGAAACAGATGGACTTCTTTGAGGCCTATCAAGCCTCTAACTACTTCATGGCATTACATGGTGTGGCAGGTACAGGTAAGACATACATTGCTTTGTACAAGGCTTTAGAAGAGGCTATGGATCGTAACAATCCCTTTAACAAGGTGACTATCATCCGTAGTAGTGTTCAAGGCCGGGATATGGGATTCTTACCGGGAGATGCAGATGAGAAGATGGAGGTGTACATTCAACCTTACCGTCAGATCTGTAGTGACCTGTTTAAGCGTAAGGATGCTTGGGATCGACTGGTTGAGCAAGGACACATTGAGTTTGTCTCTACCTCGTTCATCCGGGGTACTACCTTCTCAAACAGCATCATTGTTGTGGACGAGGTACAGAACATGACCTTTGAAGAACTTGATACCATCATTACCCGTGTTGGTGACAAGTCTAAGATTATCTTCTGTGGCGACTACCGACAGACTGACTTGAAGAAGAAGGATGACAAGAGTGGTATCTTGAAGTTCTTTGACATTGCAGGACTGATGAAGGAGTTTATTCGTATCGAGTTCTACATCGAAGATATTGTTCGTAGCTCATTAGTTAAGAACTATATTATTGCCCGTGTTAAATATGAGGATGGCGAATGAAAGCAAATGAAAGCTTGGAAGACCTGTTAATGATGCCACAGGAACAGAAGGGATTGATTCGTACCATCACTCAACAGATGCACACTCATTTGGTGTTCATTGATGATGATATTACCGATCCCCGTAACTACCGTGATGTTATTCATTGCTTGGCAACGTGCAGTGAGAACGACTCAGTTAATCTCTTGGTAAATAGCTCAGGTGGACGCACAGATAGTATCTGGCAGATCATTGAAGCAATGAAAGGATGTCGAGGAGATGTATCTGTTACGGTTATCGGTGCTGCATATAGTGCTGCCTCTATGTTGGCTTGTATGGCTCCTGAGTGTTACATTGCTGAGTCTGCTGAATTCATGCTTCACACTGCCCACTATGGCTCTATCGGGACTGTGCCGAATGTTAAAGGTCAAACTGACTTTGCTACGCGACAGATTAACAGACTTCTTGATACGGCTTACAAAGGGTTCTTAACAGACAAGGAACTACAGGAACTGAAGAACGGTAAGGAGTTCTGGTTCGATGCTGAAGAGGCAGTTAAGAGGATGGGTAGGCGTTATAAATATCTCAAAGGATTGAGTAATTTATCTCAACCTAAAAAAGGTAAACCAGAAGTTGAGGTAGAATGAAAAAGGCCCGTTAGAGTTTCCTCTAACGGGCCTTATTTGTTTATGGTTTAATAGCCTTACGGCTTGGTATTATGTGCGATAGTCACGAAAGCAGCAACAGTAGCGACAACCCACAGCACTGGTTTAGCTACCTTAGCTATCCATTCAAGGACGGTAAATGCTCCGGAGGCAGCGTTGAATGCTGATACCATTCCTTCCGTGTCCTGAGATACCTTATCTACTTTAGCTTCTACTTTACATAGTCGCTCATAGATTTCCTTATGAGATACATCCTCAGTTATCATCTTCTTCATCCTTATTCTTAAATGAACTCAGGAATAGTTCCTTCTCGGCTACCCTTCGTTTAACCAGTCCGGGAAGTACTACGCCACCTCCTTTGACCCAAACCATGAAAGATTCAGCAGCATCTGCCCAATCCTCACGAAGAATCTTTTGTCGTATGGTACTTCGTTGGAAGTTACCTAAACCAGCATTAAAGGCGAAAGAGACACAAGAGTCAAATGCACCTTGATGACCAGTAAGATTGGGAGCAAGTCTAAGAACACCAGATTCAAAACTTCGGACACTCTTTGCGAAAAGTTCTTCAATTTCATCTTTACTCCATACTCTGTTATGCTCAGGCTTTAAAGGATATTCTTTACGGATAGATCCAGTGTATCCTTCCTTGCGAACGACAGGAAGCCTAATCTGATCTTGATAAAGTACTTCGCCATATCCAACTGTCCAAATGTGAGCAGGACACAGATATGGCTTAGTTCTAAACCCTTCAAAGCGGTGCATAAGGTCTGCACCTACTTTGCTTAGTTTCATTTCTTAGCCCACCCTCGACTACCGAACCAGAAGCCAATGATACCGCCTAACATGGACATTTCATCAGAACTAAATACTAACTCAGAATAAAGGATGACATCCTCAACGCTGTTGATAAGGCCCGGATGTGTGTACATATAGTAACACATAAAGGTATTAACAAGAACAAGCTCAACTACAAAGATATAGGTAACAGTAGGACGAACAGTGCCGACATAACTAGCTACCCACTTAGATGCACGAGATAATACAGCCTCATCGTGCTTCTGTGCTCCCATTGTCATCTTAGATTCAGCTTCAGCCATCTGAGCATTGGCTTGTAGGGCTACTTGCTCTAACTTAATTTCTTCGATCCGTGCTTGAGCAATAAATCCTTCTTTGGCTAAAGCTAATTCTTTCTCTGCTTGAACCTTAGCAAGTTCTCGCTCATGGTGCTGATCTGCTTTATTCTGAAAGAAACTTAATAGACTAGGCAAGCCAGAGATTAACAGGCCACCTAAGGTTGATAAAAGAGATAACATTATTTATTTCCACAGTGAACAGTTTGACAATAATCAACAAATTCTAAGACTATCCACCCTGTAAAGATAAGTAGTATAATAATAATAGCTACTCCAAGAAAGATGTCATTAAGTTCCTGTTGTCTTTTCTTAGCTTTTAGAACACGTACTCTTTCGCGCTCAGTTTCTGCTTTGTCTTCAGCGTTCATTTCAGAAACACGCTTTATAATATCATTCCAAACATCCATATTGTTAGATGAAAAGAATAAT